ACGTTCCTTGGTAACGATCTCTAATACATTACCATCACCATCTCTGTTAACAACAAAGCGGTTCATGGGGTAATGTTTTAGACCATCCTTACCCATATAAATTAGAGCGTTACCACCCACAATCAGATGCTTGATTGCTTGGTGAATAATAACGCGATCATTAGATGCACTGATTGCATCCATAACCATACGTTCAATCTTACTAAAGCTTAGGTCAAGCTCACTCCTAATCTCAGGAGATAACTCTTCACCTAGCTTGTCGTCTCTTACTTGTAGCCTGAAGAAACTGGTTTGTGGTGGCAACAAAGCAAGCATTAGTTTACTTGCCAGTGTCACCACATTTTTAGCACCGACTGATTGCCAAGGGACAACCAATCGTTTGTGGTTTTCAGTTTCATCATCACGACGAATCAAGTAAGGTAGTGTCAGCTCAGATGCCTTGACTGCAATGTCAAGGAAATCTTCCCGATGGGTTTTGAGCCGATCGTATACTGCCTTAGCGTTCATGTGTTAAGTCCTCCAGAACTACCACCACTCCCACCGAGGTTCAAAGGGATCCTAAGTTGTGAAGTACCCTGCCTGATTGCAGCACGCTGTCTAGTCGATGACTTAGGACGAACACCCTGCTGAGCATCTTTGTTAATCAAAAGCTGAGCCGCTGCAGGTTGAGGCTGTGCAGGCATCGGTGGTGGTGCCGGCGGTGGTGGAACCGGTGGTGGTGCTACTGGGGCAGCTTGACTACCTCCTCCTCCAAAGCACATTATTCTTCCTCCATATATTTGATGATCCACTCAACGACACTACGCTGACCAGATCGGTACATGATTTTTTCCATTTGATCATCCGGTGTTGGGTTCATGGGTGGAAAGATTTGTTCTAACTGTTGTAGCATAGCATTAGCTGCCACGCCTTTTGTCTCTAGTAGACTAAGCGTATTGTGGGAGGTTGACATTACTGTGTTCAAAGAATGCTGGCATTCGAGCTGACTTGGTGGCAGAAAGTTCAGGTGCTTTGCCCTCATACATTAGCCGATCGCTGGAATCCAGCCAAAATTTTTTGTCCAAATATCTATCGGTAGTATTAGTACCTAGCGGTTGCATTACCCAATTGATAGTTGCTTTCCTGAGTTTATCAAGAGAAGGACTGATACTAAGCCCCAACTCGCTATGAATAAGACTATTGGCAGCAACGTGAATTTGTTCATCTCTACTAATGTCAGCACTTACAGTGCGCATTCCTGCATCACCGTTAAAACGAAAAAAGGGTAGTAGAACAAAGAAAATTGCACGCTCGGCAACCATTGCTTTTGTGATCGTATGATCAGGATGCGCAATCCACGCTTTTTGTAGCGCCAACGCTTCCTTCTCAGCTTGTTGGTCAACACCGTAAGCATTGGCGATGTAACCCAAAGCGAGGTCATGATTCTCTTCGTCCGTGACGTTCGATGCAAGCAACTCACGTGCTGCATCTGGAACAGTTTTCTCAAGAGCATCGGTAATAAAATCTCCGACAGGTAGTTCCATGTGTCGCAATGCAAGAGCACGGTGGATCGCTGCTTCCGAGCCTTCTTTGCAGATACCGGCACTTGTCTGTACCGGTGTCCACTTCCGTTTTCTGGACATTAGTTTCTGATAAGGATTCATTGTTCAAGGTATTTGATAGCGTTTTTAAGAGATTCAATGTTGTCTCGGAATAGACCGAGCCCAGTATTGCAATGGTGGCAAATTAGTCCACGCACTTCGGAAGTGCTGTGATCGTGGTCTACAACGAGAGGTTCTTCGCTACCGCAGATCGGACAATGAGGTGTGGACTGGACCATAGCATCATATGCTTCTGGTTCTAGTCCATATTTTTGTTTAATCTTAGATTTTTTAACTTTGTCTTTGTTTGCGTCTCGGTAAAGTTTGTAGCGGAGTTTTTCACAAGTCTTACACTTTCCTCTGTTCTTAGAGAACTCAGTAATAGGCTTAGTTTCTTCGCACTTATTACAAACTTTACTCAGCGCAGTCGCACTGAGGCTCTGGGTCATTATCTAGTAGAGAGTTTAGGTAATCTGTTACGTCCTCCTCTTCAAGAGCAGCATACGCACTAGACTTATCTTGAACATCGCCCATAACTTGAAGCGAGTAATAAAGGGAAGTCTGGGGCGATTCAAGCCACTCTTCGATAAACGCTTCATCATACACGACCACATCGGACCATGAATTGAAGCTGTAACCATGAAGAAGTCCAGTTCTATTTAGTAGAGTCATGATGCCATCAGCAACACGTTTGTAAGCTTCCCAGCCTACTTTAGAGGCGATCTCTACATCACCATAGTTGTATGTTTGTACTCCGAAAGTACCGCTGTCACGATCGACTGTCTGCGAGATAGGTGGAGCGATTTCTGGTGTGCAAGTATAGCCATCCAGATCTGTGCTTCGATAACTGCAGGAGGCAGTGGGCGCAATAGCAAAGGCTCGAACCATTTTATTGTGGCGAGCAACGCTGGCTGCCTGCTCAATGCCAGAATTAATTTGGGTGACAAGTTCATAGGCTGCAGACCGTACTGATTCTCCGTTGTTGAATTGTTCCAACGCACGTCCAAACTGGTCATACGTTACTCCGTACCTCCGTAGGAGGTTTGCGAGACCAAGCATTCCGAGTCCCACCTGTCGATCAGTTTCAGACGGGAGGTATTCTCCAGAATCTCCGACACCTGTTCGACCATGAAGCTCGCACAACTCGGACATACCTTCAACAAATGCTCGTGGGATGTCGTCGAACTCACAGGCTCCAAGATTGACATGCTGTAGCAAGCACGTTCCTCGTGAGGGCAGGTATACTTCGAGACAGACGTTACCTCGGATTCGGTTTCCTTCATTGTCATACTTTACTTTATTAAGCCAGATGTCACCGGATTTGATTCCGTAAAGGAGTTGATCTTTGAATTGACACTCTCGCCACCACTCTTCAGTAATGTTGACGCAGCGTTTAACCCAAGGAAGTTCGGAGCGAGGAGTAGAAATGAATTTGAGACAGTCAGGATGGCTAAGGTCGAGATGGCAAACCACTGCGCCATTCTTGTAGATCCCGCCTCTTCGGAGGATTTCATTGAGAGTACTGTAGATTTTAGCAAAGGATACTGGACCACTTGCAGTGACACCAGAAGGGCGCTCATAGCCTGCAGGATCTAGTTTAGATAGGTGAACGGCACAACCTGCACCATAACGTAGTGCATGACTTACAAAGCGCCAAGAGGCTTCAATACCGTTCGGACCTTCCATCTCATTCTCAACTACAAACACTGTGCAGCTGACTGGAAGGCGTGAGGTTGGGTCATCAATCCAAGACTGGACACGACCGGTGCGTGAAATATAGTTGGACATTTTAGATAAGGTCGCCAAGGTGGGGTGGTTTGTAGTTAGGTCCCTTCAGTACTTTACCGTCAGCACGAAGGATTGGTTGCCCATTTTCATCCAGTTTGGACATGTTGGATTTATGAACTCGATCTAGGGCTTCATCGAGATTCCATCCTTCGTTTGCTGCGTATTGATAACAAACATAAACAAGGTCTGCAAGCTCTTTAAGGACATGATCCATCGGCTCACGATGGTATGCTTCATGAAACTCAGACCACTCTTCATCGATCAAAGACTTCTGTTTCTTTCGATACATCGCCCCATCCGGGATGCTGAAGGCGGAGCGGAACTCGTTGGCTTGTTGTAGAAGTGTGGGATAGCTCATTTTCAAGATAGTGGATTGCTTTTTTTAGATCTTGCTCTGCACTATCTTTGTATCCAGCGCGAGCGATGTATTTAATGGCACAACCGAGGTGGTAGTTCAATCCTTGGTCTCGAATGAAATCCCAAACTTCGATAGTACCTCTGCGGTAGTAGTCAGGTCCTGTGGTTTGTTCCAATTTTTTAGTAGATTAGACATGTTGTTACCAAGCACAAAGCATTGGCGTTGTAATGCAAGGAAGATAGTAATAATGTCATCTTTGCCTGCTGTTTTTAGTGCATCTTCAATCTGACGCATCTTAAACTCCTGCTCCATCGTTAGTTTAACTACTGGTGGAGGGGGTCCATAAAATTGGTTGTCTTTGGATGAAGTCATAGTCTGTGTGTCGGAGGATTCGTGCCAGTCTAGCATTCTCAAGAGCAATGTCTTCGGGAAGATCTTTGTCAGCAAACGCTTCCATAACGGTCTTCCAGTTATAACCTTTTTCTTCAAATAATGCGATGGCACGTTTAACACCAATACCAGGGACTCCTGAGTAGCCATCTGTTTGATCTCCAGCTAATGTTTGAACAAGATGCCATTGGTCTGCCTCTTCTTCATTCACAGTCATCGTTTCCTTCATGTCGAATAACTTGCCAGGTATCTGGCGCATATCCTTATCAGGAGAACAAATGATGTTACCTGGATTAGCAGTGGCATAAATGCCTAAGGCGTCGTCAGCCTCAAGTGTAGGCATCACAATAACTTCATACTCAGTCTTGAGTTTGTTAATAACACGTTTGTAACCACAAGGTTTCTTACGGTTGCGATGACCTTTATAGTCGGGTTGGATTTTTTTACGAAAGTTTGTACTGTCACTAAAGAACAGAATTGTTTCAGGTACATCCCACATGAAGTTACTAGCGATCTTTTTTAGTTCGCGTTCTACACATGAGTATGCTTCACTAAATTTACTTGTGACTAGAATTACATCATCACCCCAATCAACTTCTGTTTCAGCACCGGCACAGCATTTGTAAACGACGTAATCCGCATCAACAAGTAACTTCACCTTCCTTGCCCTCTGTATCTCTTTTTACCAGCCTTAGGCTTACTATTTTTCCCCATACCTTGCGAGGTCTTCTTGGACTTGAAGGGGACATGGGTTTTCTGACCCATCAATGTTTTGCTTCTCATTAGTGTGTTTCACTCCAGTTGTTTCCGGTGGTTGCTTCAGCGTCGATTTCGACTCTGAGGTTGTAGTACTCTCCAGCTTCTTTAGCGCTGAGTACCAAGGATGAACATAGGTCTTGTGCGTGCTCGGGTGAACACTCAAATTGTAAC